TTCCATCTTAATGTCTTTGAAGGATAGTTGTTTTCTTTCCATGATGCTATTATTTCTTCACTAGGTCAATCGTCAATTCGGTTCGTACCAGTCTAAGTTTATGTGAGCCCTTATGCTTGAGTCCCTAGAGGTTAGCCTAAAGACATATTTTGTTGATGCACTTAAAACAATTTCCTTTCCAAAATCAACAGAGCCTCCAGACTTATGACCCGAAGAAATAAAGTCTTTAACAATAACTGTTCCGTCTGCAGTCGTCGTTACATCAGTTGACATGCTATTTGATGACCCTGTGTTGTCGATAACGCCTGAATTAGTAGAGCTGTCCCTGTTCTTGTTATAAACAGGGATGGCTGTTCCTGTTGCAGGTGTTACAGTTGGGGCTTCTAAAACTTCAAAGTCAAAAGCTCCGCTCCCGTGAATGTCAAAAATAATATGAGGAGCATTAGAGGCAGGGGTTTCAAAATAGGCATTTATTGAACTGCCATTAGTTAAAGAGCTTGAGTTATGATGAGCCATAAAAGACCGACCAAGATGAATGTTTTCATGAAAAGTCGCTATGACTGTCAGAGTTCCTTGGAGCTCAGATATAACACTGTCTAGCTTCGTATTTGTGTCTGCATGTAGCCCCTCAAGGCCATCAGTGTTGGCATCTATCTCATCAAGTGCAGTTTGTTGCGCATCTTGCTTTGCCTTTACTTCGTCAAGCTTGGTGTTAGTTGAAGTCTGCAAGCTTTCTAGGTTGTCAGTATTTCCATCAATAGCCGTTAGCGATGTTTGCAATCCATCAAGCTTGGTATTAGATGAAGTGATTAAGCCTTCCAACCCATCTGTGTAAGACTCAATATTTGCTAGGCTTCCATTGGTTGTCCCTAGTAGCGTCTCAAGGTTATCAGTGTTGGCGTCAATCGCATCAAGCTTTAACTCCATTGAGTCCAAGTTGGCGTTGACTGTGTCAAGCTTGGTATTAGTTGAAGTCTGAAGAGTTTCTAGGTTATCAGTGTTAGCGTCTATAGCGTTCAGCGTTACTTGTTGAGCGTCCTGCTTTGCCTCAATCTGGTCTGTGTTCGCATCTATAGAATCAAGAACAGCCTTAATCAAGTCAAGTTTAGCCTCAACCTCGTCAGTGTTGCCGTCAATGGAATCAAGAACAGTCTTGATTGAGTCAAGCTTGGGCTCTATCTCATCAACGTGACCTATGATTGTGTCAAGCTTTGCCTCTACCTCATCGGTGTTAGTGTCGATATTGTTTAATAAGGTCTGGACCTGTTCGCGCCAAGTAACAACATCAAATTGAGTATCGTCGCTCTTTAGTTCAACCCCTGACCCTGCTAAATGTTGGTCACGCTTAGATTGTGGGACGTTGCTCAACCTCTAATTACATCCTGTGTAAAGATAATGTCGCCTGTCCCTAGTGGGATTTCTCTGTATTGAGTATCTCCCGCAAACTGAATGCCTAACCCAATAAAATAAGTTGGCCCAACCGATATAGAAGAGAAGTCATTAATTCTAGCGGTTATCACGTTACCAGACACAGATAAATCCGCGCCTTCTGTTATATTGTATTCTGCATCTACATCAGCCGCCAACTTATCACTTTTAAGCATAAAAATCAAAGCTGTTCTGTCTGCTATGTCTAAGCTGTTCACGCTCAGGAAGTTGGACACGTCTATTGAAATGTCCTTCTTCGTTCGTCCATATGTAAGGCTTAGAGGCATAGTTCAGATTCGTCGTCTGTGATTGAAATAGTTGAATCGTTTGAATCAATGGAGATTGTAGCGTCATCGGAACTTGTGGAAAGTGCTGAATCATCACTTGATATAGAAATAGAAGCCTCATCATCAGCGATTGAAAGCAAAGCATCTTCGCTGTAATTGTCTATAAAGACAGAAACCCCATTGCCTGTAATTGCCTTCAAGTGGTTCTCTGCCGTATCTATCGGCAACCCACTGAGCCCAACAATTATTTCTTCAGCGGTCATGATAAGGTCTTGGCCCAAACTGCGTCAGCGTTATCCGTTGCACTCGGAACGCTTGCGGGTAAATTATCCACGCTTGTTTGACTTGCTCTAGTTGAAACAGCAACATCTAGGTTTGTGTCTATAGTGTTTTTAATATCCGTAATATCATCAGCGTTTCCAATATAAACAGGCTCATAATCAACCTGAATAGAGTTTGAGCTTGTAGAAATAATCGTTGTTCCATCTGACCGATACATTCTGCCACCAACCAAAAGCAAAGGGCTCACTTTGACATTATCAAGTTTTAAATCGCACATAGAAACCACAATTTTCACTGAGTTCAAAGATTCCCAATCAATACAGCCAAAGAAATCACGAATGCCCTGCTCAGTAGTTTCGAAATAAGCTTCCCAGCAAGCCAGCCTTTGTATTTCTGTCGTATTATCAGCGTCATTAATATCAACTTCAATATTGCCAGAATCAAAGCTAAACTCGGTTATCGTGGAGCCATCAACCCCATAAGCGTTATAAATTTCATGATCGACCTGAGAATTAACAAAGGATAATCCCGAAGCTGTCACGACTCCAGTTGTTTCAAGCTCTGATTTTGCCGTGACTCCGCTTGTGTAAGTAGCCCTTAAACGGATTGTATCTCCATCGTCTACCGCTGCCCCTGCCAAGTTCACAGTATATGAGTAAGAGCCGCTCACGACCGAATTATCAAGCTCTGCACCCTTTGTGACGTTATATAATTGAACCCTAGAGCCTGTTAAAATATTAGGAGCGGTTATATCCACAGGTGAAGCTAAGGTAATATTTGGGCCAGTGTTTGTTGTTACAGTTGCACCATTAGTTAAATTTAATGTTACATTTCCTCCACTAGAGTTAGTTACTTCATTTAAAGTCCCCCCATCAATACTATAAGTTCCTGCTGTGTCAAAGTCTAGTGTGCCATTCCAAGTTACGTTGGTTAGAGTGTCTTCGGTTGAACTGTAAAGCCCATTGCAGTCAAAGGTTCCACCGTTTAAGGCAGTAGCCCCTTGGATTGTTACGGTGCTGCTTCCAGCGGTAGTTGCCCCTCCACTGTAAGTGTTGACTTTTACAGTAGCAACCGTTCCGGTTAAGTCTCTAACACTAAGTGCTGCTGAGTCTAAAACTAAACTTGTGGCAGTATTATCTAAACTAACTTGATTTCTTGCCCTACCAACAATAGTTTCTGTTTCACCTAAATAATTATCATATAATTCTGATTTAAAAGCGTCATAAATCTTTTGTGCTGTTTCTAATTCTGTGTAAGCATCAACAGTAGCTTTAGTAGTTTCACTTATATTTGAATCAATAATTAGCGTAGCTAAATAATCCACACCCCCATTGCCCAATAATGCTATAGGATTACTATTTATTAAATAATTATAATCTATTATATTTATATCAAAAACATCATCATTACCGTTATTTTTACTTCTATAGTCATATTTATTATCTCCTACATCAGGAGTTCCAGCTGGAGAACCTGTGTCTCTAACAACTGCCATAGTTAAAACATTTATCTCGGCATAAACTCCTCCAACTCCTGCTGAAGCAGAATAAACTCTATCATTTGTAAAGTTAGTAGTATAAAATGGGTCATTCTTCCTATCTCCGTTATCAAAGTCTGTAAAATAAACTTTTGATGTAGATATTCCAGTACCTGTAGAATCTGAAGTTTGAATCCTTAAATCTGAAGTTACAGTATAAATTCCCCTATTACTACTACTTGAACCACTAAGTCCCACAAATGATAAATTTGAACCTAATGAGGGATTTCTAAATTCTGCTCTTTTTTGTTGCCAAAATAATGAATCTGATTCTGAACCTCCTCCCGCAACATAATTTTCAATCAAATAATTTACAGACGAGGAACTACCTGATGGAGAGAAGGCAGATTTCTTGTGAATCGGTTGATATCCTTGAAATGTAATCCACTCTCCTATGAAAGCAAGCCAGTCCTGTGTATCTACCGCACCAATATCAACAAAGCCGTTCTGAGTATAATTATCGGTCTCCATACGAACTTGCCCCTGGGCAGCTCCACCATCCTGAGTACGCAGAAACACGCATTGCTTAGAGAAGACATTGACAGTCGAACCACTCCTATACTTTAAAGATCCACCTCCTGAGAAAATGATACCACCATACCAATTTAATGTACTGCCATTTAACGCCTCTACAATGTCTAATGAGTTATAGCTCCCATTATTTGTAGAGTGAATTGCAGTTCCATAGGGGTACCTTATTACACTATTCTCAGTGATCTCTTGCCCTATGTTGAATACTGCACCTGAATTTATTTGAATGAGGTTTCCGCTTGATGCCTCCAAAATAATCTCTTCATTCTCAGGGCTCATTGTAAGAGTCCCATCTATCTCTAATCTCGTTGATGAATCGAATACATAGATATTCCTAGCATTAGCCCCAGTCCCGCTCTGCTGGTCAGTGATTCCTGTTAAGCCACTTAAACCAGATAAGTCTGTATCCGTTCCGCTTTGTGTGATGACGCCTGCTGAATAGGAGAAACTCATTATGCTTTTTCATACCTCACACGACAGCGGCAATTGATGCGATTCCCAGCACTCAAGCCCCTGAATCTTGGATAAGGACATTCTTCACCACCAACCCTAAAGTTTTCTCTAGCGTCTACTGTCTGACCTTCCGCAAACTGGTGAGGGTCACGCACTTTAGAATCTCGCCTAGTTACCCAGACCTTCATAGCAGAGCCTTTTAAGATTCTCTTGTTTACATCGTC